GAATAAACAAAATTAGAGTCTAGCCACAGCGGCGATAGCAGATTGCTCATCGCCAAACCGTAACCAGAACTCCCGTACAAGATCACAATAAGCTGGGAACGTAGAATCCCTAACCCATTGCTCCAAACCAGCTTCACTTACTATGCGTTTAAACATAGCTTGCTTCTCTTCAAATACATCCTTGCCATAAAAGAAATACTCTCGTTGTGCTGTCTCAATAACACAAATCGATTGTGCCTCGGGACATAAGGAAGGACTCTTAACACAAGTGGTTAACATCTTATCAAATGATGATGATTCCAAAGGTCCAACAACAGCTCCAATATGCTCATCATATCTGAAAGACCGCTTGAAAAAAGTCGCTTCTTCAATACCGATGTATGGAACACTTTCAGCCTCTTTATCTGCCATAGTGTACTCCACACCAATGAGTCTTAAAGCTACAGATATACGAGTGTGATTGAACTCGGGACAGTCAGGTGAAACGCCCATAAGATTGTCATCGCCATAAGTAGCTAAATTAACATTCGATCGAAAAGTATTAATGGGTTTTTTGCTAACATAGTAATATGCATACCTCATATATAAGCTATTCACGATACAATTGATAATCACAGTTAAGGGATGTCCTGATGGATTCCCTTGAAACTCCAAGAAGTCACCGTTGAAATCAACTTCGTGGTAAGCCACATCATAAGAGATACATCGAAGCACCATCAAATCTTCCTTGGACCAACCAGCCAACTCACTCAAACGAATGAGTATGTTAAACGCAGCCAAAACAAAAATGGCACACATACGTTTGTCAAAAAATCTATAATCTCCACCTATTAGCCGTTTTTTTGCCAAATTTGGTCAAATAATCGTGCAATTCTTGCCATTCCTTTGATTGTGCCACGATACCAGGCATAGCCTCAAATATGAAAGGATTATTTTGGATAAGACGAATGTGTGAGAGATAGTATCTCCTCACAACCAACATCCATGCAAATTCACCTCCCATAAAAACGCGGGTTTTGCCTGATG